GCACCGAAGCCCGCGACCGCATCTGGTCGATGTTCAACCACGACGCCGATTACGAGCGCCTCGACCACGACATCGACGAAGTCCTCCAGCTCACCGCCCAGCGGGTGACCCGGATCCTCACCGCTGTCCCCGCACCGTGCGCCCACTCGCGCGTGTGCGAGCTGCCCGCCGGCCACGACGGCCTGCACCGCATCGGCCCACTCGAATGGCCAGGACGATGACCCGCCACCTCCGCACCGACCCAGCCTGCAAGCGGTTCCGTCAGCCACGGACGCGCCTCGGATGGTGGTGGTTCGACCGCTACCGCGGCTGGCCGTGCCCGGTCTGCTTCCCGCACGAGAGGCCAGGACGATGAGCGACTGGCTCAAGCCATGCTGTCGGCGCGCCTACGATGCCTCCGCTGAGCGCTACGTCGAGTGCCCCGATTGCGGCACCGTCGTGCGCAACATCGACGGCCTCCACAAGCCTCGAGTCGTCGAGGGGACGCTCTGGTGAGCCGCAAGCACCAGGACCCCGAGTACCGAAAGAACGCCCGCATCGTGCGCACCCAGGTCGCAGCGGCCCGTCGCGCTGGCCGTGAGGTCGCCTGCTGGCGTTGCGGGTACGAGATCGACGCCGAGCAGGCCTTCGACGTCGGCCACATCGATCCTGCTGGGGGTTCGGCCCGCTCCAACCTCGCACCCGAGCACCGCTACAAGACCGGCCGATGCCAAGGCAACCGCGCTGCCGGTGGGCGCATGGGCGCGGCCCGCCAGCAGGCTCGAGCGATCGCGTCGAAGGGCCTCCTTCGATGGTGAAACACCGCCTGACCAGCTTTTTTTATGCCGAAAGTGTCACCCCCGCCGAAGGCTCTTCACGCCTTCCTCCCCCTGAACTGAGGACCCGATGACCGCCACGGCCACGCCCCCCCGACGTCGTCGCGCGCCCGCGAAGCCGAAGCCGGTTCCCCGGATCCAGCCGACGCTGCTCGACCTCCGCGACGAGGCGACCTGGCTCGAGTGGCGGTCGCTCATCCCCGAGCCCTACCAGGCCACCGAGCTCGTCACCACCGAGCAGGGCCGGCTCGAGTTCCTGGAGGGCGCCCGGCTGCTGCGGGTCGACAAGATGCCCCGAGCCGCCGACGGGCTGCAGGGCCCGACCCCGATCCAGCTGGCGATCGCCGACATGCTGAACGCGGGCTACTTCCTGAACGGCGTGCTCGAGCCGCGACGCACCACGAAGACCACGAGCATCGAGGCGGTCATCCTCGGCCGCTGCTCCAAGCGCGAGGACCACGTCGCCGGGTGGACGCTGGCGACCACCGGGCAGAAAGCGCGCGAGCGGTTCCTGCGCGACATCGTCGCCCCCATCAACCGGCTCTACCCCAACCCCAAGCGCCGACCCTTCGACGTGAACATCGGCAAGGGCTCCGAGTCGATCACCTGGCCCAACGGCTCCTACCTCGCCGTCTACGCCCCCGGCGGCGACGGGTTCCGTTCCGGCGGGTTCGACACTGCCTGGGTCGACGAGGGCGGTGAGGCCGAGCCCGACCTCGGCGCGGACATCACGGTCGCCGTGCTGCCGACGATGGACACGAAGCCCGGTGCGCAGTTCATCGTCTCCGGCACCGCCCCGAGCTACACCGACGGCAACCTGCTCTGGGACACGCTCACCGACCCGACGGCCGGCATCATCCGGCACAGCGCTCCCGAGAACACCGACCCCGAGGAGCTCGAGGCATGGGAGCCTGACGCCGACCACCCGCGCGCGAAGGTCCGCGCGCTCGTCGAGCAGTACCACCCGGGCGTCGGCTGGACCACCCCGATCGAGTCGGTGCAGCGCAACTACGAGAAGTTCCGCAAGCTCGGCAAGCCCGAGCTCTTCGCCGCCGAGTACCTCGGCATCCCCGGTGCCGAGGGCGCCACCGAGCGCATCATCCCGCCCGGGCCCTGGGAGCGCGGCGCGCTCGACGGCGAGCTCCCCGGCGTGCCGGCCGGCTTCACCCTCGCGATCGCCATCCACCCCGACGGCCTCTGGGCCTCGGTCGGCGTCGCCTGGCACCTCGAGCCCGAGCAGGACCTCGTCACCGAGGCGCTCGCCGCCGCCGGCGAGCACGTCGACCCCGGCCCCCAGCGCACCGCGATCGGGCTGCTGCACCACCAGGCCGGCGTGCAGGGCTTCGCCAAGCAGGTGCTCCTCCTCGCCCGGAAGCACCGCGTCCCGATCATCTACGACCAGGCCTCGCAGGCTGCCGGCGTCGAGATCGAGACCCTCGCTCGCGCGACCCCGAAGCCGACCATCATCCCGGCGACCACGCTCGACGTGCGCCGCGGCGCGACCAAGATGCTCAAGCTGCTCGGCTCGAAGCCCGGCGAGGGCACCCTCGTCCACTACCGCAAGCAGGCACAGCTCGAGCGCGCCGCCGAGCTCGCGATCAAACGCCAGATCGGCACCTACGGCGGCTTCGGATTCGGTCGCCCCAAGGCCGACTTCGCTGCCGACATCACCCCGCTCGAGGCCTGCTCGCTGGCCCTCCAGTTCCTCGACGACGCCGCCACGCCCGTCGCCCCCGCCGACGCCCTGCACTTCTAGGAGCCACGATGCGCAAGCCCGGCCTCATCCGCCTCGACCGTTCCAGCACCGGCATCGTCGTCGTGTGCGCCGACTGCCCGCACTGGTCCGCGTTCCAGTTCGAGCAGCTCGCCGCCTGGCGGTCCGGGGCGGCCCACGAGGAGCGCTGCCACCCTGACCGGTTCCAGGCGCGCAAGGCGCTCGAGCTCGCCGAAGGGCGACACGCCGACGCATTCGTGAAATAACGAAGGTCAGGGCGACCCTCCGATCGTGGGTTTCATCGACTTCCTCCGCCGGCCGCTCGCGTCGCTGCCGCCGCGCGTCGTGAGCCCATACAGCCCCCAGGACACCCTCAACGACCTCGTCGTCGCCGACCTGTATCCCGAGCTGCCGAACGCCCTCACCAAGACGACCGCGTTGCGCATCCCCGCCGTCAAGCGGGCGCACGACCTGACCTGCACCGTCCTGGCCCGTATGCCGTGGCGCGACTACCACGGCGCGACTGAGTCGGCTGAGCAGCCGTCCTGGCTGCTCACGTCGGCCACGATGATCCCGCCGCGCAACCTCCGCTATGGCGTCGTGAGCGACCTGTTCATGTACGGCTGGGCGGCGATCGGCTTCCAGCTCGTCGACGGCCGGCCGGCCGACGCCCTCTACCTGCCGTACGGCACCTGGGCTTTCAACGAGGCCAGCAAGCCCGAGGTCACCTCCGACGCGATCCCGACGGCGTACCGGCAGCGCGTCGTCCCGATCCAGCTCGGCGAAGGCTCCAACGGGATCCTCGTCGACGGCTACGAGACCCTCGACGACGCCCGCGCAATCGAGGCGGCCTACCGCGACCGGATCAACAACCCGATCCCCCAGACCATCCTCACCATCACGGGAGACCGCTGGGACGGCTGGAGCCGCGACGAGCGGGAAGAGTTCCGACAGCGGTGGATGAAGTCGCGCTCCGCCCAGGGCGGCGCCACCGCGATGAAGCCCGACTGGGTCTCCGCCGACTTCTCCGGCGACCTTCCCACCGAGCTCTTCGAGTCCGGCCGCAACGCCAACCGGCTCGACATCGCCAACCACGCCGGCATCCCCGCCGGGCTCGTCGAGGGTGTCCGGCAGGGCGGCTCCGGCGGCGGCACCGAGATCCGCTACTCCGGCGCACAGGACAACGCCGTCCGCAATGAGCTCTGGGACCTCGGCCTGTCGAAGTACGCCGACGCGATCGAAGCCCGCCTGTCGCTCGACGACGTCTGCGAGCCGGGCCACTCAATCCGCGTCGAGACCGGCCCGTACCTGTCCGTACCGCAGCCCACCGGCCCGATCACGAGCGAGGACTGATGGACGTCATCCAGATCGACGCCGGCACGCTCCTCTTCAACGACGAGGACCTCACGGCCACCGGCCTGCTCATCCCGTACGGCGTCGAAGCCCGCTCGAACATCGGCCGGTTCACCGTCGCGGCCGGCGCGTTCGAGCTGCCCGAGGACCTCACCGGCGCATCGCTCAACATCGAGCACGAGCGCGAGCAGGTCGTCGGCGGTTTCTCCCGCGCCTGGGAACAGCCCGACGCCGGGATCTTCGCCTCGTTCAAGTTCGCCGCCACCGAGCGCGGCCGTCACGCCTTCGCCGAGGCGAAGGCCGGCAAGCGCAAGCACCTGTCCGCCGAGGTCGCCGAGGTGCGCATCGAAGACGGCAAGGCCGTCTCCGGTCGCCTCTTCGCGGCCGCCCTCGTCCAGGAGCCGGCCTTCGCCGGCGCCACCCTCCTCGCCGCCAAGAACACCCCCCGAAAGGACCACCCCGTGAGCACTCCCCAGAAGTCGACCCTCCTCGCCGAGGAGATCGACGCCGAAGTCACCGACGCCACCGACGAGACCGTCGAGGTCGCCGCCGACGAGCTGCCCGACGAGATCGTCGTCGAAACCCCCGAGGGCGACGTCGTCTACACCCCCGAGCCCGAGCCCGCCGGCGACACCGTCCAGGCCGGGCGCCGCCAGCTGCGCCGCCGAGTCGTGCCCGCCATGCTCCTCGCCGGCGCCCCCCGGGGCCGCACCGCCCCGCGGGGCCCCGCCCCCCGGCAGATCTTCGACGCCCTCAACCGGGCGCGCCTCCACATGGCCCGCACCGAGGACATGACGCTGCTGGCGAGCGCGAGCCCGCGTTTGCACGGCGGCGACCCCGCCACGCTCCTCGCCGCCCTCACCGACATCAAGGTCAGCGGCAGCGGCTCGCTCCCCGTCGGCGGCAGCGCGATCCAGCCCAACTGGGTCGGCCAGCTCTACCAGGGCATCGAGTACCAGCGCCAGTACGTGCCGCTCGGCACCACCGGCACCGACATCTCGATCGAAGGCAAGAAGGGCTTCAAGGTCCACCGAGGTACGTCCGGCGCCCCCGTCGACAGCTACGCGCCGACGTCGACGTGGGACGGCAACAAGACCTCGATCGCCTCCGGCAGCGGCTGGACCCAGTCCGCCACCTCGAGCCTCGCCCGCTTCGCGTGGGGCGCCGACATCGCCCGCGAGTTCTTCGACCTGCCCGGCGGTGCCGAAGTGCTCGAGGCGTTCTTCAAGCTCATCGTCGAGGACTACGAGATCTGGGCCGACGCCCAGGCCCTCGACGCCTGGCAGACCGCATCCGGCGCCCCGATTGCCCCCGCCACCACGAAGTTCTCCTCGAACTACCCGGCGGCCGTCGGCCTCGTCATCCAGGGCATCCTCGCCGTCAAGGCGAAGAAGTCCGACAACCGCCGCGACCTGCCGACCTTCGGCATCCTCAACGAGGTCGCCTACGAGCAGATCGCCTACGCCGCCGGCGGCGAGGAGAACATGCCCGCGTTCGTCAAGCTCGTGCTCTCGACCAACTTCGAGGGCCTGGCCGACGGCGAGGTCCAGCTCGTGCTCGGCGAGACCGGCATCACCACCGACCCGTCGGTGATCGTCGGAGCGAAGCGCGCGATCGAGTTCGACGAGCTGCCCGGCGGCCCGCTGCACATCGACGCGCTCGAGATCGCCAAGGGCGGCATCGACCGCGCCATCCACGGCTACTTCCAGACGTTCCAGGTCCGCCCCGAGGCGGTCGTGAACGTCGGGACCGTCGCCGCGCGCGCCACCGACACCGCCTACGCGTACGGCCAGATCGTCAAGCAGTCCTCGACGATCTACCGCTGCGTCGTCGCCGGCACCACCCACGCCTCCAGCACGCCCTCCGCTCCGGCGGTCGGAGCGACCGTCACCGACGGCACCGTCACCTGGCTCCGCCTGGCCTGACAACCCGAGGCCCGACGTGACCGACTGGTACACCGCCGACTCCGAGGAGGCGCAAGAGCGCCTCCTCGGAGCCTGGGGTGACGCCCCGCTCGACGATCTCGAGAGCTGCGAGATGCTCCTCGACGTCGCCAAGGAGCAGGTGCTCGCCTACGGGCCAGAGCTCAGCGACGGCGAACCCACCCCAGCCCGCTTCGTACTCGCTCAGCTGAAGCAGGCCGAGAACCTCTGGAACGCGGGCCGAGTGTCATCCGATGGCAACGTCGGCGACGGCGCATGGTCCTACACGCCGCGGCCGCTCGACAAGACGATCCGCGGCATCATCCGCCCCGTGGACGGCAAGCCCCATGTCCTCTGAGCCCATCACCGACCTCCGCGCCTGGCTGCGCGAGCAGCTGCTCGAGCACGTCCCGGCCGGCTGGGACATCACCCCGGGCCTGCCCGAGAAGCTCGGCAAGCTGTCCCGCACCACCGTCTACCTCGAGTACACGACCTTCGACCCGACCGACCTGCCGCCCGGGCATGTGTCGGCCGGCGTCGATCTGCTCGTCGCTTCCCGCCTGGAGGACATGACCAAGGGCGAGAACGACGTCGACGACGCGGTCCTGGACCTGGTCCTCGCACTCGACCAGATCATCGACACCCACCCGGTCCTGTCCTGGCGCGGCGAGCCCGCCACCAAGGAGCAGCTCGGTGCCGGCCCGAACCTGTGCTGGCGGATCAAGGTCGCCGCGATCGCCAGCCTCACCCGACCCACCCCCACCCCGGACCCTGTGCCGGGCACCCCTGAGGAGTAGAACCATGGCTGAGATCGCCGCCGCCCCCGTGTTCGTGAAGATGCCGGTCCAGATCGGCTCGAACGGGCAGACCGCCCACATCCGCTCCGCGACGCTCACCCCGTCCACGCGGGTCGAGCGCTACACCGACGTCGGCGGCAACGACCACGTCGTCGGCGCGGACACCGTCGCCTGGCAGCTGGCCCTCGACGCGATCCAGGACCACGCGACCGCCACCGGCCTGCAGCGCTTCATGCTCTCGAACATCGGCGTCGAGCTCTCCTGCACGGCGACCGTGCCGGGCGGGTCCTACGCCTTCAAGATCATCGGCTCGCCGCTGCCGGCCGGTGGCACCGGCGGGTCGCTGGCGACCGGCACGATGACGTACGAGGCGTTCGACGTCGTCTTCACCGCCGCCGGGAGCTGACCGTGGCCGGCGCAGGACGCATCAGCCTCCTCGTCGACAGTCCCCTGCGCACCCTCATCCTGGCGCTGCGGGGCCTGGACAAGGAGACGCGCACCCAGATCGGGCGGGCCACCAAGGCCAGTGCCCTGGAGATCTGGGAGAACGAACTGCTCACTTCGATCGCCGCCGACCGGAAGGAGGCCCGCCTGGCCTCCTCCGGTCGCGTGTCGGTGACCACCCGCAACGTCACCCTGCTGGCCGGCGCGAAAGGGGCACTGTCGTCGGGCACACCCCTGGCCGCGGTCGCCACCGCGATCGAGTTCGGCATGGGCGCCGACAAGCCCATCCAACGCACCTCCACGAAGGGCAAGAAGTACACGTACCGGTCGGGGGCCAGGTTCCGTCGCCGCCAACCCAACGGCTACGTGGTGTTCCCCGCGGCTCGCCGCGCCATCCCCCGCATCACCGCACTGTGGATCCGCACCGCCTACCGCACCCTCCACGAGCAGATCGAGGAGGCCGCCCGTGGCCAGTAAAGAATTCAAGATCCCGATCGCGTCGGAGACGAAAGCCTTCGAGCAGGGCATTCGCTCGGGCATGATCGAACCGCTGGAGGACGCCGAGCAGGCCATCACCGACCTCGGCACCTCCAAGGGGCCCGGCAAACTCGAGGACGCGATCGAGGACGCCCAGGACGAGACCGTCAAGCTCCGCAAAGAGATCAAACGCACCGCCGAGGACCTCGAGGGTGCGGGACGATCCGGGCAGGCCGGGCTCGGCAAAGTGCAGGGCGCCTCCCAGGAGCTGTCGCAGGAGGTCGGGCAGAACCTCGGTCAGGCCGTCTCCTCATTCCGGGGTGACATCGAGGACCTCGGCCAGGTTGGACAGGACACCCTCGGCGGGCTGGCCGCCACGATGGCCGGTACGGGCCCGGCCGGCCTCGTCGGTGCGGCCGTCGTGGCCGCCGGCGCGGCCGGGCTCGGGCTCATCACCGCAGAGATGCAACGCCAGCAAGAAGAAGCCGACAAGCTGCGCGACCGACTGTCCGGCGCCTACCAGGAAGCCGCCGAAGCCGGCCGCAACTACCTCGACGTCGCGCAGATCATCGCCGAAGCCAACGACATCATGTTCAACCCGGAACGGGCCGAGGAGTGGAAACGCATCCAGGAGGACGCCAACGCGCTGGGGCTCGACCAGCAGACCCTCCTGCAGGCCAACGTCGGGGACCTCGACGCCCAAGCGGTCGTGCTCGAGCGCATCAGCCAGCTCCGCAAAGAGATCGAAGACACCGACCACGCTCCCGGTGCGTGGCGGGCCATCGCCGGACAGCAAGAAGCCCTCCACCAGATCGGCGAGGTCGAGGCCCGCTACCAGGGCCTCAACACCGTCACCGAGGAGTACCAGGCCAAGGCGGAGACCGCGATGCAGATCACCTCCGAACTGCTGCTGGACGCCGCCGCCGACGCCGGCGACCTCATCGAGAAAGTCGACGAGCTCGGCAACCGACTCTGGGAGTTCCCCGACGGCACCAAGATCCTCATCCGTGCCGACACCGGGCTGGCCACCCGTGACCTCGACGACTTCCGTGGTGACCTCGACGGCATCGACATGACCGTCACCACGGCTCGTGTCGAGGCGCAGACCCCCGACGTCGACCAGCTGGTGCGCAACCTGCAGCGCCGACTCAACAACACACAGCTGCGTATCCCGGTGCGTGCGGTGCTGCCCAGCGGGGAGCCCGTCCTATGAGCGCCACCGTGTTCACCTGGCCCGGCGGCGAGATCACCGCCAGCTGCGACCTGTCCTCACTGGCGGTCGCCCGTCAGGCCCGCGTCGTCGTCCACGAGGTCCTCGATGATGCCCCGATCTTCACCACGCGCCCGGCCGGTGCCCGGCGGGCACGGCTGCGCATCTACTGCACCGGCCACACCGATGTGACGACGCTGGCCGACGCATACAGCAGCGGCCTGACTCTCACGATCACGGACCCGGCGGCGCCCGGGCTGCTGACCAGCACGATCGCTACCGAGGAGATCGCCGTGCACCGCGACCCCATCCTCGGCTGGGTCCTCGAAGTCGACGTCACCGAGGTGACCTGATGGGCACCATCGAGCATGTCGTCACCGTGGGCCTGGACGCCGCACCGATCCAGGTGCTGAGCGGCACCGTCACCATCGACGCCACCCGGGCGCCGCGCATCACCGCGGAGATCACCGTGCCGACCTCCGAGCTCCCCACCGACCTTGACCCCCGCTACGACATCGCCTGGGCGAGCATCACCGCCACCGCGGCGACCAAGCACGGGCTCACCCTCGCGGACCTGACCGAACCCGCCGGCACCACCCTCGCCGACCTGTCCGCGAGGTACGCCGGTCAGACGCTGCGCCAGGTGCCCTACACCGACACGTCCAGGACGTGGCGACTGAACCTGCGCACCGTCACCGAGCAGTTCGCCGACGAGACCACCACCCTGCAACTGAAATCCTGCGAGGCACTCCTGCAGGACTTCACCAACCCCGGCGGCATCATCTGGCCCGACTGGACCGTCCAATGGGACGTGACCCTGCCGGGCACCTCGATCCTCGACGCGGTGAACAAGATCGTGACGCTCTGCCGTCTGCCCCCCGTGACGATCTACCCCTCGTCCGCAGCCACCACCGCGGTAGACACGGCACTGCGCTCCTGGGTGCGGGGGGTGAGCGCCTGGGAGAAAGTCCTCCAACTGGCCCGCACCATCAACGCCTTCCCCGAACCGGACGAGGCCACCGGCGGCCTCCGCCTCCGCGCCGACAACGACCGGTACCGGCCGGCGATCCTGCACACCGTCGCCTCCGCCGGACCCAGCCGGCGCCTCAAAGGCGGCACCGCCACCCGCGACCGGGACGCGCCCGAGTTCGCCACCGTCATCGCCCCGATCAGCAACTTGATCCCCGCCGGCGACACCCAAGCCCGCCCTTTGGGCGCCTCCGCGTCCTCCGCGGTGCGCCACGGCCTCTTCGCGGCGATGCCATGGAAGGTCAAGACGATGACGGCCACCGCCTCATCCGCGGACCCCGGCTACGCCGTCCCGGCCGCCTACAACATCGCCAATGTGCAAGTGTTCCAAGCTGCCGGCCGCGGGTATGAGGTCGAGGTCGTCATGACCCCGGACTACACGATCGATCTCCTCGACGTCGTCGATGCCGTCCGCCCCGGCCGCCCTACTCGCCGCGCCACCGTCGAGGCCATGACCTTCGCTTGGCCCGCCGATGAGCTGCGGGTCCGAGGGCGCCGTGCCGAAGGCGGCGGCAGCACCCGAGTCCAACTCACAGATTGGTGGATCCCCTGATGGCTACTGGCTACACCGACGCGCACGGCTTCTATCACTACGGCGAGGACGACGCCGCCGCCCCGGGCGGTGAGTTCTCCGCCATGCTGAACATGGCCGCCGATGCCATCCCGGTCGGGGTCGCCTCGCTCGTCGACGAGAAGGTCCTCGAGCTCGCTGCTGACCCCAACGACGCCCTCGTCAAGGCGCTCATCGAGGACGACACCACCCCGAGCCAGACCCGCACCGCCCTGGACGGCATCCTCGAGCCGCTGGACGACCGTGTCCATGCCCTGGAGTCTCCGCCGCTGCTGCGGATGGTTCGATCGTCGGCGACGCCGACGATCACCACCGGTGGCATCCGAAGCGTCGCGGGGGACACGAACTGGGTGCAAGCCGAGCGCGTCGGGTTCGCTACCTACACCAGCGGCATCGTGATCCCCGCCAGCGGTGTCTACCGAATCTCCTACGGGCTGTTCCTCACGGGTGGCGCCGGGTTCTCCGGGGTCACCATCAACTCGGCGGCACCCGTCTCCGACAGCGAACTGAAGATCTACCGGGCCAACGCGTCCATCGGCGGCGGCACGCAACAGATCACGCCGAACGGCGCGGAAGACATGACCCTCGCCGCCGGCGACGTACTGCGCCTGTTCCTCGTGCCGCTCGCCGGTCTCACCCTCGTCGCCGACCAAGGGTTCTTCGCGGCGGAGCGAGTCCGATGACCCTCGCCGAGTTCTATCGCACGGTCGGCACCCGATTCGGGGCAACCGGACCCATGTGGGATGACTATCACCACGGGCATGATGTTCCCCACCCTGTCGGCACACCGATTCCGTCCTGGACGGCCGGCGAGGTCGTCGCCAGCCGGTACAGCTACCTGCTCGGCTGGGTGCTTCAGGTGCGCCGTGCCGACGGTTGGATCGCGTCGTTCTGTCACCTGCGCGAACGCTCACCGCTGCGCCTGGCCGACGTCGTGCGTCTCGGCACCATCGTCGGACCGGTCGGAGCCTCCGGCGTGCAGGTCACCGGTCCCCACCTGCACACGACGCTCGAGCCCACGCTCGAGCTCGGCACCGACCGGGCACGCGATCCGTGGCCGTTCATCCAGACCGCCATGACCGCCACCGCCAGCAGCGACACGGCCACTTTCCGCAACCACAAGGAGAAGCACATGATCCCCCTGCTCATCAACGACGGCCACAACAAGCTCGGCGGCGGCCGCCACACCTACCTCTTCGGCCCGGGCCTGTGGCTCGAAACGACCGGCATGCCAACCGCTGATCCGGTCTCCGTGGTCCTCATCGGTTCCCAATCGACACCGAACCTCACCTACGCCGAGCTCTACGAGTACGCCAAAGCATCCGGCGCGCTCACCACTGAGCAGCTCGAGCCCTACCGGAAGGCCGCAGGACGATGAGCAAGTACGCCAACCGCCGATTCTGGATCGACACGGCCGACCGGGCGATCGCCACCACCGCCCAGGCGGCGATCGCGACCCTCACCGCCGGCATCACCGGACTGCTCGACGTCGACTGGGTGCAGCTCGGGTCGATCGCCGGGCTCGCCGGCGCGGTGTCGCTGCTGACCTCGATCGCGTTCCGCGGCCGCGAAGATCCCACAGCATGAGCGAGCCATTCGCGATCGCACTCGTCATCGCCCTCCTCGGCCTCGGCGGCACCGGCCTGGGCATCTTGGGTGCCCAGCTCGCACGATTGAATCGGCGGGTCGTCAAGCTCGAGCACCGCGGTCGCCTCGATTGGCTCTACATTCGCCGACTCATCGACCACGGGTATAAACACGCACCGACCGTGCCGCTGCCCGAACCACCCGAAGGGTGGCTCGAGGACACCGACACCTAACACGCGTACCCGAACCACTGCGCGCCGAGCTCGGCGGCGATCCGATCCGCCCCACACTCGTCACCGGGCACCCCGGCACGGTCCTGCATCACGTGGCCGAGCTCATGCAGGACGACGTCGCGCTCGTGCTCGGCCAGACCGGGGCGCAGGTAGATCACGCCAGGCGTCGACCGCCGGTAGCAGCCGTCCGCCGGGATGCCGCTGCACACCAGGTCCGGGACGTAGACGACGTCGACCCCGAACCTGCCGGCGAGCTCGTGCGATGACGCCGGTGGCGGCTCGACAAGCTCCACGGAGATCCACGCGCACACGGTCACGAGCGCGCCGGCCAGCAGCCCCACCACCATCGGCAGGACCACTCCCGGCGCGCTCGAGGTCAT